CTCAAGAACGGCTCCACTGCTGGCAGCCTTGAGTTCAGCAGCAGCGTCTACATCGACAGCTCGCAGCGCCTGTTAGTTGGCACGTCTAGTATCTCTGTTTCGTGTACCAGCGCATTTCAAGGTAATAGCGGGAATATTTTAGGAGCTGGGATTGTCCACATCCAGCGCGGGAGTTCGTCAGTCGGTCTCGCGGCTGACACTGTTATGGGTCGATTGTTGTATGGCGACAATGCGGGAAATGCTTACGCATTGATTGAATGCGTTTCTGATAGTGCTGCTGGATCAAATGATTATCCAGGGCGCCTAGTGTTCTCCACTACTGCGGACGGAGGAACCAGCCCTACGGAAGCGGCAAGAATAAACTCAAGTGGCAATCTTCTGATTGGCGTTACCTCTTCGACCGCAGATTGCAGAACACACATTTACAAAACTGTAACGAGTGGGGACGTCGCACGTATCCAAAATGCGAGTGGTAACACAGGTGTTGCATATATTGGGTTTAGATATGGCACGGGTACTGGCACCGAAACTGGCCACATCTCCACTAACGGCACAAGCACTGCATACAACACCTCTTCCGACTACCGCCTCAAAGAAAATGTTGTAGATCTTGACGGCGCCATTGACCGCCTCAAGCAGCTTCGTGTTCGCCGTTTTAATTTCATCGCGGATCCTGACACTGTGGTGGATGGCTTCATTGCCCACGAAGCTCAAGCCATTGTCCCTGAATGTGTAACTGGCGACAAGGACGCTGTTGATGCTGACGGCAACCCCATCTACCAAGGCATCGACCAGTCCAAGCTGGTGCCGCTGCTGACCGCTGCGCTGCAGGAAGCGTTGCAGAAGATCGACGCGATGGAAGCCCGTCTGGCAGCCCTTGAGGGCGCGTAGTCCTACTCAATAGTCACCCTGTGTCACTGACAGTCAGCGAGCTATGGGACGCCTTCCTTACGGAGCGTTCTATTTCGCTGTGCCCAACCAGCCTGACGTCTGATTACCGGCAAGTCACCAAGTGGCTTAGGCGCTGCCCGGTGCAGGACCTGGAGCAGGCACGGCAGGTAATGATCTGGGTGTTGGGGCAAACCCCAGTGCTGACGTCTCGCCGCGTGGCGATGTACACCAAAAGCATGTACAAGTGGGCAGCGCAGGAAGATGTCGCGTATCTGGCACGCAACCCGCTGGCAAGTTTCAAGATGCCAAAGGCGCCGCAGCGGGACATTGACATCATCGTCATCCCGCGCAATGAGGTTGGCTTGGTGCTAGCTGCCCTGGCCGCGAAGTACACCTATTGCAGCGCTGACTGGTCGGCTTATACCGAGTTCATGCTGCAGACCGCCATGCGCACTGGTGAGGTGCGAGCCCTTAAGTGGTCAGACATCAAAGATGGCAAGATTCTTGTTCACAGCAATTGGACCCTGACGCACGGTTACAAAGACAGCACCAAGACCAACAAAAAGCGATGGGTGCCGCTCAACCGCAAATGTCAATTGATCCTTGACCAGTTACCGCAGGACGGCGAGTTTATCTTCCCTTGGGACCGGCTTGCATTTCAGAGCTACTTCAGGAAAAAGCTGCAGCCACTCCATGCTGCTGGCCTGATCTCTCATGCTTACCGTCCATACGACTGTCGGCATACGGCAATCAGCCGCTGGATCGAAGCTGGCATTCCTGTGCCGCAGGTTGCAAACTGGGCGGGCAATACGGCTGAAGTGATCTTTAAGCACTACTGCAACACGACTCAGGAATACGAAGTTCCTGAGCTTTGACTTACACTGCTGCTACTGACCACCAATCATGAGCATCACCTACAACTGGGCCATCGCCAACCTAGAGCGCGAAGTTTCGGACGGTTATGTCTTTACCGCTCACTGGACGGTGGTGGGCATCTCTGATGACGTTGACCCCGAAGGCAATCCCTACAACTCCGGCGCTTATGGCTCCATGGGTCTGGAGCGTCCTGAGGGCAGCCTGATCCCGTTTGATGAGCTGACGCAGGAGCAAGTGGTTGGCTGGGTCAAGGACAAGTTCGGCCCCGATAAGGTCACCGAGATCGAGGAAGCACTTGCCGCACGGATCGTTGACCAGCAGTTTCCGACCGTTGAAGCTGGCGTCCCGTGGCAGTAAAAGCAAAGGCTGGTCTAAGCGGCACCGTCCGCAAGGATCCTGTCCCCAAGACAACCAGTCAAGGGCAAGGTCAGCGGTCCAGGCCGCGACGCCGTGGCCGCAAAAAGCTGCGCGGTCAGGGTCGCTAAACTGAGCGCATGATCGAGGTCATCGCTGCTATTGCTGGAGCGTCGATCTCCGTTGCCGCGATGGGCGCGATGGGCTTTAGCCGTCGCAACGATGAAGCACGTGAAGCTGTAATCAGGCTGACCGCTGCAGTGGAGCACATCGCCACACAGCTAGAGGTGCTGCATACGGACATCAAGGAGGACCGTAAGGAAACTTTTTCACGTCTTAATGGCGTTGAGCAGCGCGTGACTATGCTTGAGGCACGGCCTACACGCTAACCCCTTGGACTTCCTTTCTCATCCCGCCTTTTGGATCATCGTCGCTGCTGCTAGCGAGCTGATCGCCATTAGCCCGCTGAAGAGCAACAGCATTGTGCAGCTGGTGTTTCAGGTGCTGAACTTGCTGAAGGCAAAAAAGCGCTGACCTCGTTCGCTATTCGCAAACAGCGATTTGAGGCCCAGTTGCCGGCCAAGCTAGACCAAGCCGAAGCGGACTGGCACGCAGCGCAGCCCGTAGGCCCTGAGCCGGTGATTACGCATCACCCAGTAGACGACACACTGCAAACCGGAGATAGCCGCCTGCTTGGCGGTGCAATGGAGATCAAGTCACCATGGTCAAGCTGAGCGACCTGTTCCGGTACTACAAGCACGGCACACCACACCAAATGGCGGCCATCTCTGAATTGGAAGCAGAGCTGTTAAAGGTAGCGCCTGCAATCTTGAATAGGGACCAAGCCTGGTACAAAACCTGGCAGCAAGGCGGCAAGTTGCATAATTACGAATCTGCAGCAAAACTTATCAAAGAGTTTGAGGGCTGCCACCTAAGCGCTTATCCTGATCCGCTTAGCGGCGGCGACCCGTGGACCATTGGCTATGGCACCACTCGCTACAGCGATGGCCGCAAGGTGCAACGCGGCGACAAGATTACAGTTATTGAAGCCAGCAGCCTGCTTGAACTTGAGATAGACCGCATTGCCGCCAAGCTGCGTGCCACGGTGCCGTTTTGGAATGCCATGAGCGGCAACCAGCAATGTGCGTTGATTAGCTTTGCCTACAACCTGGGCAGCGGGTTCTACGGATCCGAAGGATTCGAGACGATCAGCAAGCGGCTGAAGGACAAGGACTGGGCAGGCGTCCCTGATGCGCTGCTGCTGTACCGCAACCCCGGCACCAACGTCGAGGCTGGTTTGCTACGTCGCCGGCAGGCAGAAGGCAGGTTGTGGATTGGCGATCAGCAGCAGGGAACAGCCAAACTGACGCCTGGCAGTCCGTTCAGCGCACGGATCACGCCGCACATCCGAATCGGTGAGTTTGCACTAGACCAAGAGGCGCGGCGCTTTGATCACCAGTACCAAGTAGATACCGCAGCTGAGCTGGCAGCATTCCTAGAACGCGCTCGTGGTGCATTTGGCAACAAGCCGCTCATCATCACGTCGGGTTACAGACCAGCAGCCATCAATCGGCAGGTAGGTGGTGCCAGCGGCAGCGAGCATTTATTTAATGCGCCTGGCGTGGGTGCAGTTGATTTTGTAATTGACGGAGCTGACATGATGGCCGTGCAGCGATGGTGCGACAAGGAATGGCCGCACTCGCTCGGGTACGCAGCGCCAAAGTTTATCCATCTTGGCCGGCGAGCTGATGGTCTGCGCCGCCGGTGGGATTACGCTTAGATGAACTTTCCTGCGCCATCTCGCTTGCGCGCAGGCTTTACATAGGTGTTCTCATAGTGAATTAACCATTGAAGGTTTCTCGCTCTGTTGTCCAAATGATTGTCGTTGATGTGGTCTATGTGATAACAGCCTCTTATTCTGCCTTGAATGCCAGGGCAAGGAGGCAGAAATGCTTCGGCTACGAGCTGATGGATTTTGATGCACCTCACTTGTCCATCTCGTGACAAGGCCACGTGCAGGTAGCGAGAGGCGCATTGAGGTCGCAAAATGCGGCCTTTGAACAAATGAAGGGCTTGGCCGTTCCATCGATTGCCAGGCAAACTCCTGACCCTTCCGTAATCCGAAACTTCATACAGCCCCTCATAGCCGAGCACGGGCTGCCATACTTCTTGCATCGCCTATCTCTAGTAGGTGGTCACGCTCTAGGGGCTGCAACCCGCTAGAGCACACCAATTTTACAGCAGCGGCTAGACTGCCTGTGTAAGCCGCTACCAACGGCATGGCGATCACGTCTACGCGAGTATCGCCAGAGCTTTTGGAGATACGGATACCGTACAACAGCACCAAGGAAGAAGCAACCTTTCTACTGCTGTCGGACATCCACTTAGATAACCCAAAGTGCAACCGCAAGCTGCTGCTGCAGCACTTGGATGAGTGCAAAGCCATTGGCGGTCATGCTTTGATGTTTGGCGATGTGCTTTGCTTGATGCAAGGCAAAAAGGATCGGCGCGGCAGCAAAGGCGACATCAGGCCAGAGCACCTTGGCGGCAACTCCTTTGATCTGGTGTTCCGCGAGTCAGCCGACCTGCTCCGGCCATACGGTGACATGATCCTGATGATGGGCGACGGCAACCATGAGACAGCCGTGCTCAACAATCAAGAGATCGACCCGCTAGAGAACGTGGTCCGGCTCATGCGCAACGATGGCGCGGTAACCGAGCACATGGGCTATCAAGGCTTTGTGCGGTTTGCGTTCCGGCAGTCAGCTGGTCGTACACGCCGCTGCACGTTGTTCTTTCACCACGGCGCATGGGGCGGCATCGTCACCAAAGGCACCATGGGTGGCGGCCGCTACGCGCAGATCGCGCCTGATGCAGACATCATGCTTAACGGCCACAACCACGAGCGCAGCATTGTGGCACACCCGTGCTACCGCATCGCAGAAAACGGCAAGGCATGGATTGAGCAGCGCTGGCACCTGCAAACCGGCACCTACAAGCAGGAGTTTGGCGCTACTGGTGGCTGGGCGATTGAGCGCATCGTAATGCCTAAGTCACTTGGCGGGATATGGCTAACGCTGCGGCCACGAGAGCGCGGCGGCGTTGACATCTCCTGCAGGCCAACCGTATGAGACAGTACGTCCTTGAGATTGAGTACACCATTGTGGTGGAATCTGAAGACGACGACCCGGAAGAGGTATCGGACAATTTCGTGGCGCGGCTCACTGAGCTAGCGCCGTCCAACGATCACGTCCTGGGCCTCACGGTTCAGGTGTTACCCATCCCGGAACTGCGTGGATCATTTGATTGATGGCTCCAACCTCGTATCAAAGCGCAGCGCAAAGCATCAATTTAGACAGCAAATTTTTGAAGCATGGGGCCATACATGCGCGTATTGCGGCGCCCCGGCTGACACGCTAGACCATGTGAAGCCACGCCATAAAGGTGGCGCTACTGTTGCTTGCAATCTTGTACCGGCCTGCAAGAATTGCAACCGTAAGAAAGGCAGCGAGGAATGGCGCGAATGGTTTAGCCGTCAAGATTCGTGGTCTGTTGATCGCGTTCTAAAGATTCAGGATTGGTTGGTTGATTAAGCATCTGATGGTAAAAAATCAGTGCTTGCCACTGCTGCCTGTGCTCTCGGCACATACCGTTGAAGCAAACCCTCCATACATCCTGATAGCGGCTGATTGTTGGTTTCGACATGGCCAAGCGGGGTATTGCTTAATGGGTTGCTCATCAGCATACGAAGGCGGCTAATGCCACGACGCTCTAGGTTTTGCAGCTTGGTGCGGCTGACGCCTGTTTGCTGCTCAAGTTGCGCCCAGGTGACAGGCCGCGCAAGGTTTCTGGCATGGATTACCTGTTTCGTCAAAGGGTCTAAGTATTTGTTAAAACAATCCATCAATTCGCGTATCTCTTGCCGGGTTTCTATCAGGTCATTGTCATAGTTAGGGTCAGCAATGTTGTCACCGATGCATGTTGTCTCGGTGTCAGCAACTCGCTGGTCCAGGCTTGTCACTTTATAGGTTTGCTTTAACAGGTATGACAGCTCTTCTACGTCCATATCCAGCGCGTTAGATATTTCGCTCATGGTTGGCTGTCTGCCGATCTTATGGCTTAGATCCTGCATAGTGCGGTTTATCTTGTACAGCATCTCATGCAAACTGGTTGGCAGGCGAATTATGGAGTCATGCTGGATCAATGCCCGCGTAATGCCTTGCCTGATCCACCAATAGGCATAAGTTGAAAACTTGTAACCCCGTGACGGGTCGAATAGCTCAACCGCACGCGCAAGGCCGATGTTGCCCTCTTGAATCAAGTCCATTAACTCAAGCGTCTTGTTGCTGCGCTTGTCATACTTGCGGGCTACATGGACTACAAGCTGCAGGTTGGACTTAATAAACCGTTGCCTAGCGCGTTCACCGCTTCGCAACTCGCGTTGCTCATCACGGGTTAGCTCCCTGTCGCATTGTCTTAATTCTTGCCATCTAATGACACGCCTGCCGAGTTGTATCTCTTGTTGCGGTGTCAGTAGCGGATACTTGGCGATACTGTTGAGGTAGTCTTTGATGCTGTCAGCCATGATGAATCCATTAGTTCACACAATGGAAGCACAGTTCCACGGCGCTGCCAACGCTAACATGTTGCGCCAGCTACATGCAGCAAAAGATTGGAATGCGTTACTTGAGTACAGCTTGCTACTGGCTGAGCAGGAGGCTAGCCAGCGCTCGCAGATTAAGTGGCTAGCTGCCGAGGCGATGCGCTCATGCAGCATCGAGCCTTGGCATTTGGCCGCGGCCGAGGAACTGCTTGGAGGCAGCCACTAGCTTGTCATTGTTGTAATGGCCAACCTGCGCATAGCTCAGCGATGGCTGCTGGCTCATGCGGAAGAACACCATTTGACCAATCTTGAGCCCTGGGTAAATGGGCAGCGGCTGCAGCTGACGGGCGTTTTTCAGCTCTAGCGTTAGCGTGCTGCCATTCCAGCCGGGGTCGGCATAGCCGGCGTGGAGGTTCTCATAGCCCTCCCTAGCGCGGCTTGACTTGAGGAAGAACAGGCCGGCGATATCTTCCGGCATGTAAAAGATCTCCACCGTCTGGGCTAGTACAAACTGACCAGGCACCAACTCGTATGGATGGTCCACGGTGTAACCGCTGATGTCAAGCGGAATCATCTGGTGCCCTTGAACCGATTCAAGCATGATCAGGTTGCCAAGCCGTAGGTCCAAGCTGGCTGGATTGATCAGCTCTGGGTCATGGCCCTGCACCATCCCCTGAGTGACGATTAGGTCTTCGATTTCGGTGTC